TAGGAGGGGTAATCCTTACAATGAGTACATCATTGAGCACTATGACTCCCTCCATCTTTCATGAGGTTATAGTGCAAAAGTTAAAACTACAGTTGGTGTGGGTATGTACAATCAACAAGGCGAGGGTCTTAAGGTAGCCCCTTTTGAGCAAGTTTACCTGTACTTGTGCCAAGAAAACAGGTTACTTATATATCTTTTCCCACTCCTCAGCACTTAACATTCGTCTATCGTTATGAGGAACACTCGGTCTTTCATAGACATCAGAAAATATTTTTGCCTTGCGTGTAGTTGGATTAGCTATGTGTGGATTAGCAGTCATATCTTCTTCCATCATAGTTTGTAGTTGACTTCTTGCTCTCCAACCTAACTCTCTACCATAGCCTTTTGTAGCATAAATGTTATCATAGACAAACTTAGCTTGACTATCTTTGTTATCTTTTAAATTAGAATCTTTTAACCAATCAAAGTAATCTCTTTGATGACTACCTGTAAATTGAAATAGACCATACCCTGTACCATTCCTTTCTACTTCATCGTGCTTATATGAGCCACCTGTTTCGACATCAATGTTACCCATAATTGCAGGTATAACATCTTCTGGAAAACCTGCCCTGAGTAGGGCAGTTATAGTTTCCTCTTTGTCGTCTTGTAACATTCCCATATTAACCGAACAACTTTTTAATATCAGCAGACATAGAAGGAGTAGATAAATCTTCAAACTGTTCTTTATCTTCTTCTTTAATTTTTTCATACTTCTGCTCTTCTGGATTCCATATCATAGTTGGCTCGGCAGGAACAAATGCAGGCTTACCACCATACATTTCCATAGCTTTATCGTAACCTTCTTGTGTTTGCCAGAAATCATCTTTCTCATCAACACTCATGTTACCACCATCATCAGCTTTAAAACCATTAGACTTTTTAGAAGGTTCTACCTCTTCAGCAAATGTTCTGCCTCCACCTTCTTCTAAATCTTCAAGACCTTCAATCTCATCTGCATAATCAACTGGCTCAACACCCATAAATTTTCTTTTAGCAGACTCTTCATCTGTTCGCATATCTTTATCTATGTCTGATTTTGCTGAGCCTTTAATTTTAACTACGAGTGGGCTATCATCTGATTCAACAAAATCTCCCTGCTCATTTCTTTCACCTTTTAACTCTCTCTCGTTTCTTTTGTCAGCTTCATAAGCTGCAATTGCGTCAGCAGTATTTCTTTCTTGTAGATTTCCTTCCTCATTATCTACTCTTTGTTTCATTTCCTCTGCTTTTGCTTCTTGCATACCAGCTTTAAGCTGGGCAATTTTAGCTTTTGCTGTTTCTATTTGTGCCTGTAAATCAGCTATCTGCTGTTCTGCGTTCATATTAATCTCCTGTGTTTTCTCGTGTGCCATATATCGGATAACCGATACTACCAAACATGGATTTTTTAACTGCATAACCCATGTCCTCATCTTTCCTATATGCATATGTTAATTGTGATAACGATATAGGTGTTACTTTTCCAAACATCCAACCCATCATATCTTTTGGGCTACCTCTTTCTAAGGTTGGTCCAGTAACAGTACCACCTGCAAAAAAAGTTCTATCATCTGTTCCGTGTTTAACAGATACATATTCTTTTCCTAAAAATAATTCCATACCAATTTTAGGCATAGTAGATGTTTTGTTTAAACCAGTTTGCATAGGGTTAGTAAGCCAATGCATTGGCTCTGCAATTTGTTTAGAAACAACCATTTCTTCACCATTACCTATATTTAATCTACCAGTTAACCAAAAATCTTTTAGGTCTAATTCTTCTTTATCATCACCAAATCCTAAACCTTGCATAATATTTTGTGCCATCCAAGCTAATAGCGATGTAGAAACAAATGCTCTAGCCATATAACCCATATACAAATTCCACTCACCCATTTCAACAGGAGTTAATTTTTTACCTTTAGCTATTTTACCGACTAAATCTTTTGTCATACCCAAACCTCTAAATCCAATCCTAAGGTTTGATATTGTCCAGTCTGGTGAAAACAACACAAGGTTACTTAACTTAGCTTTTGATGGTGTAGTCCATAAAGCAAACAAATTATATAAATTTCCTTTAGGGTTATCAAAATTTTCAATAGCTTTCTTTTGCCATGCAACTGCTAACTTACTATGTCTTTGTCCACCATAAGCATCATTAGTAAATTCAGATGCAACTCTTCTAGCTTCAGCTTCAGTTAGTGGTTTCCAATCACCTAATTTTGCAATACCTCTAGGTTTAGAACTCATTAACCTTTCTTTCATTGTTAAATAAGTAAAAACTTTTAATCGGTCATGTGCTATATCCCATGTAAGTTTATCAATTCCTTCTTGTACTTTTGCTATAGGAGGTGCATATTTTTCTAACAATGAACGAACAGTATTATAACCTGCATCTACAAACTCATTAGCCTTGACACCAACTTCAACACCCTCTTGTGCTATTTCTCTAAGAACATCACCATATACAAAATCACCTTTTGTTGGTCTACTAATGTTTGCAATTTCTTTAGCACCCATGCCATCAGTATGATAGTCATATTGTCCATCCATAATTTTACGGACTTTTTGCATTCTTGCTCTGCCTGATTTTGTAAAATAAGCAGAACCAACACCAGAATATATACCAGATAGTACTAATGCCTGTGCGTGAAATAAAGAAAATGAAACTGCTAGTCGTTTCATAGCGTTATTTACTACCAATATTTTATTTAATAATCCTTCACTTCCTATTTCTGGTGCATAAAAATCATCAATAGCATTTTTAACTAAAGGGTGTACTATTTTATCTTTTAAAGCAGGATGATTACTTACTTTATATCCCATCTTTGACCTAGCATACTCAGCACCTTTTTCAGTTGTACTCATAATAACGCTAAAAGCATCAGTACCATCCATAACTGCTGTATTTTCTAACACTTTTGTAATGTTTTTACCAGCTACAGCTTTTGCCATAGACCTTGAATAAGCATCAAGTATTTTAAATATATCTGTTTCTAAATCTGGAAACTCCGAAGCTAAATCTTTAATATTACCTACGAGTTTTCTAGGTTCAGCATATGTGGAAGCATCATCTAATGAAGAACCTTTTTTGCCCATAGCAATTTTAAATTTTTTATAACTATCAGAACCTATTTTTTTATTACGAAATATATGTGTAACATAATCTTGTATAAATTGAGCGTCATCTAAAACACCAACTTCTTTAGCTGCTTTTTCAAATCTAATCATTAAATCTCTATACGCATCAATTGCTAATTGATGTTCTTTATTTAACAATTCTCTTTCTTTTTTTCCAAACTTTGTTTTGTTAGGTGGCTTTGAATAATCTTCAATAAAAGCTAAAAATTCTAAATCACTCAAAGTATTATCTTTACCCTTTAATACTCTGTGTAAAACATTCATAGTTTTACCTGCTTGTATTTCAAGAGATTTTTGTATACCAATACTTTGGTCTGCTACATTATATACCCTTGCCCTTAATTTTGCTTGTGCTACATTTATACCTTTAACATTGCCTCTAAATAATAAACCACCTACAAGCCCCATTAAACCACCAAGTGTTTTATCTTCGTCAGCAATAAAATATCCTACACCTGCACCAATAGCACCTGCTTTTATATATTGTTTTGTTGTAGGTTTTTTCAAACCTTTCATCCTTTGTTCAAACATATAATCAAAAGATGAATTTTCTCTTACTACTTCATTATTATCTACAGCTTCTTTGCCCCAGTTTTTTTCACGATTACTACCCCAATCTTTAGCTTGTGTAGATTTAATTTGTTCTACTTTGCGTTGTGTTTTACTAAGTTTAGCTTCTTCTCTTCTTGCTACTTCTTTGTAAGCTAATCCTTCAATTTCATCTTTTGTATATTTTTTACTTGATTTTCTTTTCAAAAATTCTTTTTGATTTTTTGCTTTTAAATCTATAGCGTATTCTATATCTTCTCTTGTATTATCAGCTTTTTCTTTTTTTGTTCTTTTTTCAGCTAATTCAATTGCTCTTGCTCTCCAACGAGATGCTCTTGATAAATTGTCTAAACCTGTTGGCAATAAAACTTCTGCTGGTGTTGTTTCTGGTGTTCTAAATTCAGGATTAATATCAGGGTCTATTACAGGTTCTTCTGTTGGTTTTGTAGGTTTTTTTGGTTTAGCAGAAGCACTACCTGTTGCTGCTCTTTCTGTTTTAATTCTATCTAACTCTACTTTCCAATCTTTTCTTCTGCCTTTTGGAGATACATAAGTTAAAACACTATCTCCATTTTTTTGTGTTTGCCATTTTAATTGCCCAAAAGTTCTTTGCATTAAAGTAATATTTTTTAATGCTTGTGAAGATTCAGTCTTATCTCTAAGCCAACTTTTACCTGTATTTTTTGATATAGCACCAAAACCAGTACCAAGTAATGCACCAAATGCAATACCTCTTTCTACATTTTCTGATTTTATATGACCATTAAAAGTTAAATCATGTAATGCTTCATAAACACCGCCATAAGTAGCACCTTCAATACCTCTTCCAACAGCAGCTTTTGTTCTTTGAGCACCAATCATATTAACAAAACTTTTTGTATAAGTCGGTTGTATACCTATTGCTCTATTAACAGCATTTGTTAGCTTAGTCATACCTGCTGCGGTTGAGCCTGGAACTCTTAACAATTGCAATAACAATAACTCTGGGTCTTTTAAAACCATACCAGATACAGTTCCTAATGTATAACTAGGCTCATTAACTGCCATTTTTGCAAACTCCCAAAGACTAGAAAGTGTGCCTATATCTTCTGCTGAATACCCATATCTTTGTTGCACATCAGATATGTCGCCCTCTTTATTGTCATAAGCATCATACATATCTAATTCAAATTGTTTCATAATTGCATTGTTAGCCTCTCTATCTGCTTCTTCTAACGCAGTTAAAGGTCGTAATTTTTCCATATCTTCATGATATTTTGCTAACGCAACAGAGTCATAATATCCAACAGCTTCACCCCATTGTTCTACTTGCTCTCCAAACCACCTAGTTTTTTCTTCATCTGATGAACCAGATAATTTTTGACCCCATCTAAATATCATAGATTTTGTGTCATTAAAACCACCAAAAAATCCACCTAATTCTTCATATTTAGGTGCAATAGTTTCATAGTATTTAATTGTAGCTTCTTGTTCTGGCTTTGATTTATTAGAATCAATAGCTACTATGCCAACACCTTCTATAAATTTAAAAGCCATGTTATGTTAATGTTCCTGTTGGTACAATCCAACTACTAACATTATCATCTGTAACTCCAAAGTTATTCATAGATGTTTGAGAAGCACCTTCTACTTGTAACATCTTATTTATTCTAGCTTCATATGCTTCATTAGATTCATTGTTTCGTTGTGAATGTTGTGATTTTAAATATGTTCTTCTAGCTTCAATAGTATTACTATCAGCATTATTTAAACTACTTTCGCCTCGGCTACTTTGTTCTTTTACTAATAATCTAAGATTTTCTTTTTGTATTTCTGACATTTTTTTAGTATTTTGTAAATCTATTATAGATTGTGCTAAAACTGCATCATCTATTAATTCCATATCATTTGGTCTTAATTCAGTACGGAACTCTGGATTTACTACCATAGTTGATTTATTACCTGTAGTATCAAATTTAACTACAGATTGTAAAAAGTTTACAATATCTGTATTGCCAAATTGTGTTAAGTCTTGGAAAAAATCTTGAGTAAATGTTGCATCGTTACTCATAAGTTTTTTAATATCAGTTTTACTAATATTGTCCATTCTTAAACGATTAGCATAATTATCAATTTGACCTTGTAGTTCTGATTTAGCATCTTTTAACATTCTATTAATGTCAACTGGTGTAGCTTCTTCCCAATCAGCATCAGTATAGCCATACAATTGTTTAGCATAAACTTCAACTACTGGTCTAGTTAATAAATTATTACTAAGTGTTTTACCAACATTTAAATAGTCTTTATCTGTACTTGTATTTTTTTCAATTTCAGTTTTATAAAGTTGATTAGCTACTTCTGTAATTTGAAAAGAATAATCTGTTAAACCAGCTTGAGCAAATTCTTTTGCTACATTTCTTAATTCTGTAGATGTTCTAGGGTCTGGGTTACGACTCATTATGTCATCAATAATATCTTGTTTTTGCATTGCAATTTGTCTACCACCTAACATACCACCAATTGCTTGACCTTGCATATCACCTTGTAATGCTGTACTTGCTGTCATAGGTGCATACGCTGTCCTATCTAAAGCACCAAAAGCCATTGCTCTTTCATTCATAGAATTATTAAGAGAATTTTCTACATCAAATCTGTTGCTTAAAATCTCTGTATCTAATAAACCCATATTATCTCCTTATTTAAATAGATTGCCTAATTGACCAAACAATCCGCCACTACCACCTGAATTACTCATTCCCATCATATCCCACAAACCTTTATTTCTTGTAGCATCTCTTGTAGCTAGTTGATTTGCAATATTAATTGACGCACCAGATACTCCGCTTCCCGTAATGTTTGCACCTGCAGCATATTGTCCACCTGCTGCTAACATATTATTTGGTTGTCCTGCTAAAGTAAGAGCATTAGACAAATCTGTTGATTGTCTACCTCTTTCCATATCCAATATAGATTGTGATGTTTGTAAAGCATTAGCAAGTGCTTGTTGATTTTGCATACCAATACTTGTTTCTAATGCACTTCTTTGTTGACCACCACCAGTAGAACCTAGCATACCTCTAGCTATTTGTTGCTCATCTAATTGTGCTCTAGCTTGGTCTTGTGATGGCTGTAATAATGCTTGCTGTTCTTGATAAATTGCTTGTTGTAATTCTTGTGGACTTCCAGATAATTGTGCAACTCTATCAGCAGTCATACCTGCACGACCTAGTAACGCATCATATTGTGCTTGTAATTCTGGAGATAAACTAGATGTAATTGTTTTTCCATCTTGGTCTACAACATTGCTACCAGTAACTCCATAAGTGCTATATGGTGCACTCATTTCATACATCTTGTCCATTAACTGTTGTTGTCTTTCAAAGTCTTGTTGGGCGTAATCTATGTTTTTACCACCAAACAAACCACCTAAAAGAGAACCTAAATTAATTCCCCCTCCAGAACTTCCTTGTCTTTGTCGTGTAAGATTATTCAAAAATTTTGGATTCATAACACCCGCAGCTTTACCAGAGCCTCTTTTTCCTAATCCTAATGAACCTCTACCTCTTGCCATATTAATCTCCTATGCTGTGCGTTTCCACATATAGACTACTATATATGGTTGTAAAATATCGTGAGTGTGTGCTGCTCCACCACCTGCTGCTTGTATTGCTCCTTGTTGAGCAAGGTTTGGTTCTCCGCTTGTGCTATCTGTATCTGCAATTGTTGCACTACCGTTAGATAATAATAAATATTGATAACTTCCATTATTATGATTATGTGAAGGTATTTCATTAAGTGTTAATGTGTGTGAATCTGTTTCAGCACCACCTGTAGCATTAAGCGTATCAAATGTACCACTTGATGCTTTACCTACTGGAACTTTACCTTCTGCGTAAGCTGCCCAAGTACCAAATCCAAGAAGTGTTGCTGGGTTTGTTGATACAGCAGCATTCATATATATTGAACCTACTGGGTATATTGCCTGTAAAGCTGTTTGCACAAAAGCAGTTGTTGCCACTTGCGTTGTATTTGCTCCTGTACTTGCTGTTGTTGCACTAAATGCTTCGGCAGCACTACCATTCAAATCAGCCTTAGTATTTACTGCTGTTTGAACTGCTGTAAATTCAGTATTAAAATCTGCACCAGATATTACTTTTGCTGCATCAGAGTCCGATAATGCATCTTTTCCCGACCAAGATACTGCTATTGTATAATTTGCCATTATCTTATTTTCCCTTGTTTATGTAATAAAGTTAAGTCTTGTAGACTTGTATCATATCCATTTGATTCTATAGATATTTCTAATTTTAAATTTTTTGCACTTCCTGTTAATGAAGTTTTATATTCCTGCAATCCAAATACAGGTTTATAAGTAACACCTGATTTACCATACAAAGATGTACTTGCTCCCCATAAAGCTGCTGTGCCTGTTGTTACTGGATTTAGCGTTATAGATGTTGTAGGTGATGGACTTGGACTATAATCTTTGTACCATTTTAATCCTAAAGTTGCTCCAGAACCACCTTCTAAAACTAAAAATAATCTTTTAAGTAACGAAGCTGCAACTGATTGACCCAAGTTAATCCATGTAGTTGCTATATTGCTAGTAAAAGAACTATTAGTATATGTTTGTGAACCACTAGGATAAGATAAATCTGTATCATAATATCCTTCATATCCAGCAATACTTCCATCTTGTTGACCTACAAGTAATCCATATAATGTTGTATATGTTAAACTTGCTGGCTCTCTATCATTGTCAAAAACCCATGTTGTAATTCTAGGTGCATTATTTGGTGTAGCATGTTTAAAATCAAAAACATAATTTATATTTTTATCAACAAAAGATAATATATATATTCCTTCATTTTCTACATAAACACTTTTAATATTTGTGCTTTGTCCTATATTTCTAATTAATGTATCTTTAATGTTCAAAGATAAATCTAATAAAGGAAGTTTGTCTTTTTCTGTTGTACGAGCTAAAGACCTTAAACCTGTTGAAGAAATAAAAACTAAATCATCACCAATTGCTTGTACACTATCTCTACTAATACATCCAACACCATGTATAACTTCATCAAGTGCCATACTACCAATTACATTAGGGCTATTATATATAGCAATATTGTTAGTACCAAATACAACTAACTTTCCAAAAAAAGGTGCAATAGCTATTATGTCATCACTACCCCATACAGTTTTTAAATCAATTAAACCGCCATTTGAAGCACCATTTTCTGCTGTTGTTCTAAAATCATCAGCATCTAATAAACTAGAATAATACAAAACATCTTTAGATTCAGCAACACCACCTACCCACATACGACCATAAAAACCCATACCGCAACTAGGTTTAAATTCAGCAGAAGTAACACTTGAAGGTCTGTGTGCGTTATCAAACGCAGCCCATTTACTACCAGAACCTTGTGAACCATCATATCTTTGTGGCACTACACCTGCGTGTATGCAAGTTAATCTATTATTAAAATTTATAAACTGCCAATCACTTGTGCTACCAGATACAGTATGTTTAACATCAGCACCACTACTAGGAAAAGCAGCATTAGGTGAGGTAAAGTCTATTGTGTATATACTTGTACCATGACTAGCAAATACTTTATTTGTACCATTATCATTATGCTCAACAATTGAACCTATTTTTGTACCAGATGGTGTTACTTTCTGTTTTAAACCTTTTCTAAAAGCAATGCGACCAGACTCTCTTATTACAACATTTTCTGCTTTTGTAAGATAGGAAGGATTAAGTGTTGATGGATTATCTTGTGTGTTTAATCCATTAATACCTATATCTTGTAAAGGTTGATATGTAAGTTCTTTAGCCATTATCTAAAATTAACTGTTCCATGAGAATGATTTTCTTTAATATACCAATCTGATTCGTATTGTGTATTTCCACTATCTAACATAATAGCTTGTTTGATTGCATCGTTTGCCTCTTGTGCCATAAGACTAGATTGTGTACCACCATCTTCACCACGCTCAGATATTGCTCTAGCCCATGCACCAAGTATTACTGGCTTAGAAGGTATTTTTAAAACTGTACTAGCTGTAGATAAATCGTCTTGTGGTTTTACAATATCAAAAGACAATGTATGTGCTTCTGTAGGTACTGGTGATAAATCTATTTTAAGATTATTAGAACTATCACTACCATTAAAAGCGTAATACAATGGCTCACCTGTATCATCTGTAGGATATTTAACTGTGTTAATATAATTTCTACTAGCTTGATTTAGATGTATTCCAGTATTATTATTAACTACATCAATAATTTTAATTTCCTGTCCAGAATTTAAGTTGTAATTTTTTGTACCTGCTACTGTAGTTATATCAACTGTTTCTCTTAAATTTAACCAATCATGATAATTTTCTATATTTCTTTTACTATCATTTATTAAAGCACCAATTACTTTTTGATAAGCTGATACTGTACTAGATTCATTAATATTGCCAGACCAATCTGTTGCAATTGTATCTTCTCTAAGTCGTATTAGTACTTGATTTATTAATTCTCTATATGTCATATACTATCCTTTAATTATTTTTCCCCATACTGAACATCTACCATCTACTATGTCTACAACTTCAACTTGAAAATTTCCATTGTCAAAAAAAGTTACAATACCAAAAGCGTGATTCCAGTTATGTAGTCTGCCTTTTAACCATGTGTTGTTTTCTGCCGACATATCTTTTAAACAACCCATTGACCAAGCACTTATATTTCCATCTAATAATCTTGTTGATGAAAACCTCGAAACATCATGTGTGTGTCCGTACATAATGTTTGTACCATATCTTTCTAAATGTGTCTTAGCATGAGTAGTTGTTGTATACGCACCATGTACAAAAGACAATTTACCAATAGTTAAAACCTCATTGTACTTACGATACTCATAACCCCTGTCATCCCATTTACAAGCATTTCTAAATAAATACTGTTCAAGGTATGGGTTTTCTAATACAAAAGCATCTAGCCACTCATCATGATTACCTGCAAGAATATGTCGAGTATTGCATTTAACCTTGTCTAACACCCTGTCAAACCTGTCTATTTGCTTATTAACAGCTTTAACTTCTTTATCTATTTCTGGTAACTGGTACTCTAATGGTGGTCTTTTCTGTCGTTTATACCTATGCCCCGATACAGAATTCCATTCTCCAACATCACCCAGATTAATAAATATGTCTGGTTTAATTTCTTCTATTGCCTTTAGTACAACTTTGACCGCTTTC